TTAATCCCCCGTGGACACTGCGTGGACACTCACGCCACCTTTCAGCGGATTAAGGGCCACCGCATCCTGCAGGTAATCCGGTGCAAAATGTGCATATGCCATTGTTTGCTGAATGGTTGCGTGGCCAAGAATCTTCTGAAGCGCAATAATGTTTCCTCCGTTCATCACAAAATGGCTGGCGAACGTATGCCACAGCACATGTGCAGCCTGGCCTTTTGGCAAATCGGGCTTAACTCTTTTCAGCGCCAAGCAGAATTCCCGGTACTTCACCTCAAACAAGCCGCCTGTTTCTCTGGTTTTGATCGCCTCACAAACTGCCTGCGAAATTGGCACTGTTCTCTTTCGGCCATTTTTGGTTTCAAGAAACGTTACACGGTTATGAACTATCTGTTCACCACGAAGCTTACAGGCTTCACTCCAGCGCGCCCCTGTGCTTAAACACAAAAGCGCAACACGCCAGTAATCGCCCTCCAGTGTATCGAGCAATAACGCCACTTCCTTCTGGGACAGGAAAGCCATTTCTCGTGGAGATACATAAAGAATAGAAATTCCCCTTACCGGATGTTCTGCATCCCAGAGGCCTATTTTCTTCAGTACGGTAAACATTCCGGATAACCGATTCATGTATCTGTTAGCAGATGACGGTTTCAATCCATCAGCTATCTTTTGAGAACGCCACGCGATAATTTTTAGCTTATCAAGATCCACAGCCTGCATATCAGCGCCAAGCTCATTGATTATGTTGCGCAGTTGTTTTCGGTCTTCTTCCGCCTTACGCCTTACGCCTGTGCTGGCCGTGATACATCCACCACAACTCAAGCAAATCATTTAGCGTTCGACGATCACGGTAGCCCTGTATATATTCCCGCTTTTCAGCGTTCGCCATGATGTAGCGTTCAGTGGCCACCGCTACCGATTTTTTGTCAAATACCTTACGCACGCGCTTTCCCTTGCGTCCGTTCGGCCTGATGTCCAGCAAATAACGACCATCTTCGAGCTTCTTAATCGACATTGCGAAGCCCTCCAATGAACCGCTCTACAATTTCTCCAGCCTCTTTCCAGCAATAATCAGACCAGACAAAAAGCAGGTCTAACCAGTTTTCTGGCCTCAGCGGGATAATTTTTGGATTGTTTCGGTTGAAACACGATCTCCCTCCGAATTGCAGGAACCATCAAGAGAGAGAGCCGGAGAAATTTGCCCAACCTCCGGCATCGTTTCATCTGTTGATAACCAATAAGCATATTTCTTAAATTTAGGGTGTTTCGTAACCTTAAGTAAGGCACCCTCTGTTACTTGCTTCCCCCTCACCTCATAGTTAGTTACCGTCCCATAAGGCAACCCAACACAATCCGCAAACTCCTGGCGGGTCATACCTTCTGCTTCACGAATCAGGCGAAATTTTTCACCCATGCTTGATAAAGATGCCATATCGGGCATATCCTCCATCACAACATGCCACATCGGGCACAAACATAAAAACACTCAAATAAGCCGATATAAGCCATTTTGAGCCATTCGAACGAATTAGGGAGATTACCACAATGAGCGAATCAGAGCTTGGGGGCTTCATTCAGGTAGCACCATATCCACTTGAAGCGGTGCCATATCAACTATTCGCCAAGATGATCGGCCGCAAGGAATCCACAGTCAGAACCATGATTGACGCAGCAAAGCTACCGACAATTGACTTTGTGAAACCAGGTTCAGTAAAGACGCGTGCATCAGAAAACTGGGTATATCTGCCAGCATTTAACGAAGGCATGCGCAAAGCGTTTTTTGAGCAACCGAAAGAACGCCGCGATGCATGGTTGTTGTGGCTGGGGCTTTAGTCATAAATGACCAGCCATATCATCAGCGCCATTCTGACCCTTGTTTTTATTGAGATAGGCGTAATAGCGATCTATTTGTTTCGTAAGTTAACGGGACATGAAGAACGCTTTATTGAACTCAGCATTGAATATATCGCCGCTTATACCAAAGGGCTTTTCCCGGCAGCTATTGGGGCGATGTTTATAGCGTTTGTTATCTGGTTTATCGGGTGAGAAACCTGATAAACCACAACTACTGCAATGAGGGTAATTATGTGTGGCATGGACAAATTGGACCTTATGTTAATTGTAATACTATCAATTAACTTCGGTTACCTCTTAAGCGGCGTAATTCTCATGTGCGGAGGCAAACGAAAATGAACCAGCAGTCCGCAAAACGTGAAAACAATGCGATGCGATTTAATCGCAAATATTTTGAGTTCGGCCGCTATGCCGGAATAATTAAATCTGTACAGAGTCTTTAACATGAAACAACAACGTAATTCACGCTTTCGTAATGGTGCTGAACGTCACGCTAACCGTTTCACTACCAGTGCATCACGCAGCAACATCCGCTACAGCCTGAGTGATACACACGCAACGCCGGATGGCTACCCAGTAAAACAAATCGGCGAGCATGCCTGGCTGATTGAGAAAGCTGGAATCGTGGTCCACAAATGCCCACGCAATCCGTTTACTGGAAACCGCATTTTTGCTCTAAGCAGCGGCGACAATCAGTTCGGGCAGGATTTCACATTATACGAAGCACTACGCACGGTTGATCGTCTGCTTCGCGGACAAAGTTTTATTAAACAGGCTGATTTATAACAGGTGCTTTATGACCAAAGACCATGCACAAGGTGTATTTATCCGTTTTATTGATTTTCGCGGTGAACTGTTATTACGCACATCCGCTATTGATGGAGTGGCTCCGGCGGGTAAAAACGGAGCCGACGAAGCCACTTACGTTTATCTGAACGGCACGCGACTGCTTGTGGAACTTCCGTACCAGACCGTACGAGAAATCATTAGCAAAGCTGAAAAAGCGCGCCAGGCTAATGGCGATGAACCCTATATCGAAATTATTTGTATGGATTCAGAAGTTGAAATTAAGAAAGCAGATTAAAGGGCGTTGTGATGGGCAAAGAATATAAAACTCTCATTAACAAAGCACTTGAGCGTTTTTATTTTCGCTTAAGCGCATCAGGCGCTCATGCTGAACGTGCAGCCCGTGACTCATTGACCAGGGCAATCCGGAGTCTGTATGACGTGGCTTTTTACGCTGATGCTCTGGATGCACTTAACGAACTTTCCGAGCTGATCTGTGCCGCAGAATGCGGGGAACATATTGAACCGTATAAGCTGGGGAATATCGCATGAGTATATTTATCTCATGGCTTGTTCTGATTATTTCGGTGGCCTGCGCCATTGGGATTATGCGAATTATTCATTCAATAAAAAAGATTGAACGCTTTTTCACTGGCGAATAACAGAGCAAATAAAACCACAGGTTAAATAAGAAAATGTAAAAACAATCCGCATTCGCGGAGGTATTCGCACACGCCAAGGAGGCGTAATGGCAATTAAGCATTTTCCTGTCGTTCGTTTTACCTCCAGAGGGCGTGAATACGAAGTCGACGAACGCCTGATTACCACAATCGACAAACACCGTTCAGAAAAGGATGCACATCACATCTATCTCACTGACGGCACTTACTTCTGCGCCACGAATGTGGTGCGGGTGAACCTTATCCGACAGGTACAGGAGTCACGCAGATGACCATTCTGGACTATATCGCCGCCAATCCGGGGTGTAGCGGTGGAGAAATCGCCGCAGCACTGAATACCCCAACCACAGCCATTAATGCGGAGTTACGCCGACTCTGGCGCAGCGGTTCAGTCATAAGAAAAGAGCGCAAAACAGGCGGTCGCTTTTCTTACCAGATAAACCCGATGCCGTTCGGGTGCGGCAATCCACTTACCAACATGTTTAACCAGCTACTGAAGGAAGCCAGAGCATGAGCGCCATCAACCACCAGGAATTACGCGAACTGGCGACTGACCTGCAACGAATGGCAACGCCTCAAAAATTACTGGCGTTTCGCGCAATGCTCTCGCCGTCTGCTGTGCTGGCGCTGCTGGATGAGCTGGAGCACGCCAGAACCACACCTCTCGCCATTCGCCTGACGCTCCGTCATGAAATCGAGGATTTCTGCGCGACGTTGGAGGCGCCAAGCGAACCGGAAACGCCGGAAGCAATACAGCAAGAGCTGCTGCAACGCATTGACAAGGTTTTTGATTTTTTTCTGAACCACTAAGAAACCAGAACATGCACACACAAAAAAACCGCTTGCCATGCCGCAATCAGTCAGGTTACATTTCCGCTGCACCTCACAAAACGGGTGCCGGGTTTCGCAGCCTGCTGACTACACAAGCGCACAACCGCGCCAGCGGTTTTTTTGTGCGTACTGTATTGCCACGTTTTTTTCGCGTCAGAATTATGGCGGGGCGTACGGGGCCGATTTCGGTCGGGCCGGGTTCTTGTGTAGCCGGTACTGCGAACCTCGTACGTCTCGCCACCCACAGTTTCGCAGCTCTGGATGGTGAGTTTTCACAACTTACTACACAAGGGGCCACACCATGGCAAACCGCAAACAGCACCGCGCTATCGCGGAGCGTCGTCACATCCAGACTGAAATCAACCGCAGACTTTCCCGCGCATCACGCGTCGCGCAAATCATGCACATCAATATGCTGCATGAGCGCAGCCACGCACTATCAAACATTTATTCCGCCTCTGTTTTCAGCTATCTGGCGGATGATCTGCACGAGCTTCAACAGCTCATCCAGCAGCAAAACAAACTCCATTAATTCCTGTTCCGGGCCTTTCCTGCACCTTGCGGCGGGAGGCCTTCGCACATCTGTAGTAAAGAGAATTGCAGCATGATTGACGCTCATGACTTCACAAGATGGGTGCGCACACAGGACACCCGTCTGGCTCCCGTTCTCCAGGGATTATTTGATCTCTACATTCGTGGTCGTGACAACAGAGCACGCACCACAAAACCGGAGAATACGGATACCCTTTATTTCACAGTAGACGACTGCTACCGCGTGGACTTCACACCACACGGACTGGCGTTGCACTGCCTGACACCGCATGGAGAATCACTGCTGGCGTATTACGACTCCCCGGCCTCCGTATTTGCGGCAATACTGGCGCATCGTACTGCTGGCGGGTGTGCCTCGCTGAGTGAATACACCGCTGAATTTAACCGCCTTTCCGCCCTCTTCTCGCAGGAGTGGCAGCGCGTGACGGGATACCAGCCATGAGTGAGTTTGCATGGAGCTGGAATGAACCACGGCCAGCCATTGATCCGGCCAGATTTACGGAACGCAGGCAGGAAACTGAAACCGACCTGCAACGAGCCATCCGTTACTACCTTGAGGCGGACAAAAAGGCACAGGAAGAACAGGAAGCGAAGGAAGAAGCCTTTTTCGCACAATCCGCCATGGGTAAAAAACTCATGGCATCCCTTGAGGAAGCCGGACAGCGTGAAAAGCTGGCATAGAACATCATCAGTAAGCGCCGGGTAACAGAAAAAGACCCGGTGGCCCGTGCATTTGTCACACTAAAGGCACTACCTGTTTATCTGCGTGAACCCCTGAGCCGCCGCCTCTCTTTTTTACGTAAGAAGCAGGAATCTGACCGCCAGAAAGGCAAAAAGAGTCGACCAGCAGAGGGCTACGCGCGCGGAACCCTGCGCAAAATATTCGAACGTCTGGACCGCACCGACAGCCGCTGGCTGACACCGGGTTATCGCGCCCTTGCCGGACGCGAACGCCTGGACGATTTGCTTTACCTGCCGCAGCTTAACAAGCACCAGATACAGACGCTGGCCACCATGACGGCGGCGATGTTCAGCAGCACCTTCGAAAAACTCTGCGATGGCTTTGGCGCGACCGATGGCGAGCTGACCATGGATGTAACCCTGAAGGCGTATCAGATGCTGGCCCGCATGGCGTTACACCTGCACGCCATGCCTCCACATTATGACGCACTGACAACAGATAAAGACCGGAGGAACGAACCGGACACGGAGCTGCTGCCGGGCGCAATCCTTCGCCTGACCTGTGCGGAATGGTGGAAACGCAAACTGTGGCTGTTACGTTGCGAGTGGAGAGAAGAACAACTCCGCGCCGCCTGTCTGGTTTCCAGAAAAACATCGCCCTATCTGAGCCAGGACGCGTTAAGCGAGTTTCGCGCACAGCGCGAGAAAACACGCGATTTCCTGAAAAGTTTCATGCTGGAAAATAAAGACGGGTTCACGATTGATCTCGAGACGGTGTATTACGCGGGAGTAAGTAACCCGGTCCACCGTAAAGCAGAAATGATGGCCACCACAAAGGGGCTGGAACTTCTGGCCGAAGCCCGCGGTGACAAAGCGGTGTTTCTGACTGTCACCACCCCTTCGAAGTACCACGCCACAACGGATAACGGTCATCCGAACCCGAAGTGGAACGGGGCCACCATGCGTGATTCCAGCGATTACCTGGTTAACACGTTCTTTGCCGCAGTCCGCAAAAAACTGAACCGCGAAGGCCTGCGCTGGTACGGTATCCGCACGGCGGAGCCTCACCATGACGGCACCGTGCACTGGCATATGCTGGTCTTTGCACATCCTGATGAAATCGACACCATTGTGTCCCACGTCCGCGATATTGCCATTCAGGAAGACCGCCACGAGCTGGGCAGCGATATCACCCCTCGCTTTAAGGCGGAGTATATCGACGGCTCAAAAGGCACGCCGACCGGCTACATCGCGACCTACATCGGAAAAAACCTGGACAGCCGCGCCGTGGATGGCATCGACCCGAAAACAGGCAAACCGCGCATCGACGACGAATCAGGAAAGACGATGGCAGAAAGCGTGGAACGCGCCATCGGCTGGGCGCGCCTTCACCGGGTCCGCCAGTTCCAGTTCTTTGGCATCCCTTCCCGTCAGGTATGGCGTGAACTGCGCCGCCTTGCCTGTCAGATGGCCCGCAACCCACAGGGACCGCAACGTCTGGAGAACGAGGCAATGGATGCGGTACTCGCTGCCGCTGATGCCGGGTGTTTTGCCTCCTACATTGAAAAACAGGGTGGCGTACTTGTTCCACGCAAGGACTACCTGATTCGCACCGCCTACGACCTCGCCGATGAGCTGAACGATTACGGCGAACAGGGCGTACAGATTTACGGGATCTGGTCGCCGCTCATCGGGGAGTCTTCCCGTGTGTGCACGCATCCGGATAACTGGAAGCTGGTAAGACGTAAACCGGAAACGGAAGACAGCGCCCGCGAAAAGGATTTTGACCTTCAGGGCGGCCCTGCCGCCCCTTGGACTCGTGGCAATAACTGTCCCCGTACACAAAACGAAAACAAAGAAACCACGAAATCACAACAGCCTGATGAGGCCACGGCACCGCGTCCGTGGCCGGAAATGCCACCGAATGTCAGTGTCACTGACTGGCTGAGGTCACTGAAACAGCACGAACGCCGGGCGCTGATGCGTTCGCTTTGTGACAAACAGGCAAAAAACAGCAGTGATGACATGCAGAACCGGACACAGAGCCGCAAACAGCCGCGGCCTTTGCCTGATAACCACGAGTTACTCGCTAAAGAATGGCGGGAGTCTGCCGAATCTCTCGGCCTGCATATCGGTGAACAGCAGATGCAGCACCTGTTACGGGGCGGCAGCCTGTACGTTGACGGCAGCATCATTGCACCGCAGGGATTTGAAATTGTACGCAAACCGGATACCCGCCCGGACAGCCGGATTACGCAGCTCTGGCAGCGCCTGAGCCGTAATCACGGCGTAAGCAGCACGGAGATCCGCCAGAACCCGGTTACCGTTTACCTGAAGCAGCTCGGGGAAGCAGACCCGGCAGCCGCCGCACGTCTGGGCGCAGTACTCCGGCGGGAGCAGACAGGCACAAAACCACCCGTCACCGTGCTGTCTGACATGCTGCGCGCCATCCGTGACGCAGAGCACGCACAGCAAATCAGCGCCGGCACGGAACGCGCCCACAGCCGTGCCGGGCTGCTGCGGGGTGGTTTAATCAGCGAAAACAAAAAATAACCAAAAACGGGATTTGCAAACCCCGTAAATGAGCAAAAAACGCGCCGCGATATATGAGATGCGCACAAAACAGGCAAAACCGGGGTTTCTGAATCCCGAAAACGTTTAATTAACCAACATAAGGAAAATCAACATGAAAATCTGCATCGACGACGGCTCCACCAACATCAAGCTGGCATGGACTGAGAACGGCGAACGCCGCAACGCCATCAGCCCGAACAGCTTCAAGTCGGAATGGTCTGCGCCGTTCGGTGGCACGCAGCCCGCGAACTACATGCTTGATGGCGTGCGCTATGGTTTTGATCCGGTCAGCGATCGCTTTGTCCAGACGACCGACACGCAATACCAGTACAGCGATGTGAATGTCATTGCCATTCATCACGCGCTGGTCAAATCAGGCATCACGCCACAGGAGGTGGATGTTGTTGTCACCCTGCCACTGAGCGAGTATTTCGACACAAACGCACAGCCGGATATGACCAACATCAACCGCAAAAAAGCGAACGTTATGCGCCCGGTGGAGTACCAGAACGGTGAGGCATTCACTATCCGTAATGTACGGGTTATGCCTGAATCCATTCCGGCTGGCTTTCAAGCCCTGGCTGACATGAGTCCGTTTGAGTCCCTGCTGATTGTGGATTTGGGCGGAACCACGCTGGATGTGGCAAAGGTTCAGGGACAACTGGCAGGTATCAGCCAGGTATTTTGCGATCCACACGTAGGCGTTTCTCTGATGGCCGATGCCGTACTGTCGGTGATGGCCACTAACGGTATGCGTACCAGTCACCACATCGCCAGTACCATTATCGAACATCGCCATGATGAAGCCTGGCTGCGCCAGCACATCCACAATGACGCGCATTACGCCAGCCTGATGGCGGTTATTCGTGAAAAGGAAGAAACACTGAAACAACGCGTGATCCGCGCGCTGGCGGGTTTTTCGGGTTACGGGCGGGTGATGGTTGTCGGTGGCGGGGCGGAGATTGTGGCACCCGCTATCCGCGAAGCCTGCGGAGTTAATGCGACTTTCATCGCGGACGGGGTGCCACAGTTTGCTCTGGTTAATGGGCTGTACGCAATGGACAAGGAGTAAACCAATGACGACATCAACCAGGCGGATAAGTTTCTACCTGAAGCCCGCTATCGTCAAGCGTGAGCAACAGGCGTGTGATTATCTCGACAGCCTGCCAGCCTCCGAACGCAGCCGCGCGCAACGCGCGGCCTTTCTGGCCGGGCTGGCACTCATCAAAAACAACCCCGCACTGGCGTACTCGCTGGCAGAATGGTCAGACGATGAAATCCGGTTACCTTCACTGCCACCTCAGCCAGAAAAACCGGCACAACCGACAACGAAGAGCGACAACGCCGTACAGCAGATGAAAAAGAACATTCAGGCTTTTTTTCCTGAGTAGCAAAAAGATAAACTCAACGAGGCGACACGAATTCGCCTTGTTGAGTTTGTTCACTGAAAAGGTTGTAAATAATGAAAGAACTGAATAAAGACAAAATTATATCCATTATTTCTGAAATGGAAGACATTATTAATCGTGAAAATATGACATCAGAACAATTACTGAGTTGCGCAATTATTATTGACGAGCGTAATAAAAGAATTCAAAGACTGGCATCAGGACGCGCCCTGCGTCTGAACGAGCCATGA